AAGCTTTGCAGCTATCACCTCACGGTGGTTCTGGACCTCACTGGTCTTACAGGACTTTATCCCGTGACTGAAAACAGCCAATGACTTAGTCATTATCGGATACTTCCGAATCGGAATCTAAGATTCCATCGATGAAAACATCGTGCAGGAGCAATCCTGCTATCTTACCTCCAATCAAATGATGGAGGTGAAGTGCGACCTTGGTAACAGGGTCGCCCATAAGAACACCCCTAGAGGTGTAAAAGACTTCAATGGGAGCCCCATTGCGGTCAAGAGTCTCCACTTGACGTGGAGCACACAGTGCAAAATGCACTGTTTCTCGGTACCATTTAGGTACCCCTAAGGCTAACATAAGCCTATTTAACATCGCACCCGCGATGTAAGGGTCACAGTAATCTGTGGCCGATTCCCAGTCCGTAGAATAGACTGAGGTAGTAATCTTCTCATTGAAGATGAAACTCGCACTAGGATTCTTGTGCGACAATCTCTGGAAGAAATTCCAGGCGTGATTAGCGGCTCCAATACCGCTTTCTGAACTTGGAATTGCTTCCAAGATCTTTAGACCCATATGTGAAAATGGGTGTAATAGCAGCGCATGCTGCAATGTTGAGACCGTGATGGTCCTATATTTGCCGAGTTCGGCAACTAACGATATCCTAACGGACATCGAATTATTATCGTAGACCTTTGTACGGTCCACGAATTTACCACATGACCAGTGGAAAAGCCTTTCACCAGGCTTACTGTTCTCTTTAGTGAGAACTTTTCCGGTCTCAAGACCGGTCTCGAGATCAATCTCGGGAATTTTCGGGTTTTGGTGCAAAACCCTTCTGGAAGCTTCAAGCTTCCCACCAATATCAGATTTGGTGAAAAACTCTCCGGAATCGGAGAGAGAAATCTTCGCAGATTTCGAAACGGACTCGAAGAACAAGTCCCTAGACTCGGTTGCACCCAACCTAGTCAATAGATCACCATAAAAGTGATCAACGGCCCTCGTTAGAGGGCCGGAAATGAGCTCATAGAGCTCTTTTGACGACGGAGTCGTCAATATGGCCTTTGTTTTGGCCAATGTACGATCGTACATTATACGGGGTGGAACCCCGGATGCCCTGGTTTGGGACATCATCATTACCTGTAGGTAAGTTAGGGGGGTCTCCCCCCTTATGAGTGAACAAGCCACTCTTAGAGCCGAAAGCTCTCTTGGAACCTCAACTTTGCTGAGGTCACTAGCAGGGTTAAAACCATGCTTTTTAATATCCCCACGGATATTCTTCACCTTTTCGAAGGTGAGGACCCGGTCTGGGTCCAAATCCTTGAAGTAATCATCAAGGAGATTAGAGATAAGACATCTCTGTATTTGGTCAATTCTTGACCAATTTTGGAATTCCAGACTACCTGGAAAACTAAGGGTTACTTGCATAAGTAACCCATCACAAACGGCCAACAAAGACCGTAAACGTTGTACGGCGGGCCCGTACACTCTAGCAGACTTTATGTCTGCAAAACTCTCCCGACCTTCGGGAGAATTACAGCCAGCCAAAAGGCGGGCAAATTTCCTCTGAAACGAGGATTCTTTAAACTTTCCTTTGGAAAGTTGTGGGAACCAATAGGTCCCCTTCTTCAGGACGCGCATGGCGGTCCTGACATTCGGTAGACGTTCAAAGTCTACTCGATTCTGAAGCCCAGTAAGGCTTCTAGGGAGCTTACACTCCCAAATATTATCCGCATTGTGACAAACACGGATAGGTGGACAATCCACCTTTCCCAAAAGATTTTGGGAAGTGAACAACAAGTTCACATCAAATAGGGAGCGGTGACGCTCCTTATCCTGGCAAACACACAAGTGCTCGCCTTTCCTACCATAACGGAGGACTGACGTTGAAGGAAACGTCTTAAGAGATAGTACATCTATCTCGTGATCCCACGGATCACAGTGGTGGTCGACTGACATCACATCATTAGATGGGTTCGCCATTTAAAACTCTCGCAGGAGAAAAGCCAGTGTGC